CCCCTGCCAGCCCTTCAGCGTCGCCGGCAAGCAGAAAGCCCAGGAAGACGACCGCCACCTCTGGCCGCAGATGCGCCGAGTTATTGCACTCGCGCGACCCGCTTGGGTCATTGGTGAAAACGTTGCTGGTCTCATCGCGCTGGCACTCGACGATGTGCTGGCTGACTTGGAAACCCTCGGGTACGCCGCGCGGACGCTTGTTATTCCGGCTTGTGCCGTCGGAGCTCACCACAAACGGGACCGCGTCTGGATCGTTGCTCGCGACACCCACAGCGAAAGCCAATCAACTGGCGCCGTCGATGCAAATGAAGTGGCCGAGTTGCGCGGCCCTATGGCCGACCCCAGCGGCCACAGACTACAAAGGCAGTGTGACGGGCGAAACTCTGGAGAAGAGGCGCTCCATGGCCCGCGGAGTGCGTTTGCCGGAGCAAGTTGCTCGGCTGATGCCTACACCGCGAGTGTGCTCCGGTCTTCGTTCATCCGGGATGAATCGCACGGAGCTGACGACCTATCAAGGTGTACCTGGCTCCCTGAACCCGGCGTGGGTCGAGTGGCTGATGGGGTTCCCCGTCGGGTGGACCGACTTAGGACCCTCGGCAACGCGGTCGTCCCGCAAGTCGTCTACGAACTCGGGCGAGCCATCATGAGCGAACGTACATCCGGTTCGCGCATAGACACGCCATGAGAAGCCAGACCATATACGAAGCGCTGCGAGCCAAGCTCGGTCGCGAGCCGACAAACGCCGAGCTAAAAGCCGATGTGCAGCGCATTCTCGCTGAGGGACTCATCGAGCGCGCGGCAAATGGAAATCTCGTACATCAAAGGAGGCTCTGACGTGGGCTACTTCAGCAACGGCACCGAGGGTACATCCTATCAGGAGGCCTACTGCTCGGAGTGCATCCACAACCAGCAGGAAGCCGGCTGTCCGATCTGGCTCCTGCATATGCTGCACAACTACGAAGAATGCAACAAGAAAGAAAGCTTTCTGCACATCCTGATTCCGCGCTCGAAGGATGGCCTTGGCAACGAGGTTTGCAGCATGTTTCTACCGTCACTGGATCCGCAGTACGACCATGCGCTGGCGTCTCGGTGTGATCAGTGCGGTGAGGTCTATCACGGCGGACCCTGCAAGAGAGCCGTTTCCAATGGATAATCGAGCAGTGTCCGTCCTCGTTCCTCCTGCTCTCGCAGGATTGTTGAATTGCCTGCCACACCCTGCAGAGCATTGGCCTAGGAAGGAACGAGAAGCGTGGCGACTGGCATTCATGGCAGCGTTGGATCTGGTCTATCAATATCCAGATCCGCCGGATGATCCATTGCCAGGCGCCAACCAGCCAGGAGATATACCCGCTTCCAGCGTACAAACGAGTAAGCCATGAAAGAGCGTACAGACGAAGAGATCATAAAGAAGTGCGAAGAGCTGTGGCCCGACGCCGAGGCGTACAATTGGCACGGCGACACTCCTGCCATTCAGGTTGAGCGCGACGATGGAATCATAAAGATCACCGTAGGCGCCATGTACAACTGGGATGGCAAACCGGAGCTAACCTTCGAGAAGAAACTCGCCCTGTCCGAGTTCTTTGACACCATGCTGGTGGAAGATACGAACGAGTTCGAGTCTAGCTCGGGCTGCGACACGTGCGAGTATGGCGGTGCTCACGGATTTGTGGCCCGCATCGAGGCTGGGGCTCCATACGATCCAACCGTCGCAGAATCGGCCGCAAAGTTGGCATAGTTACTTCAACCGTGATAACAGCTACAGAGGATAAACAATGAACGCCAAGTTGAAAGAGATGCGGTTGCCGCCGCAGAAGCCCAAAGTCAATCAGGTGCAACGTCGCTACCTGCAAGATCGGCTCAACAAAGCCGCGCGCGACAAAAAGGATTCAGAAGACGAGAAAATGCCTGCCGACCTCCAAGCCGCTCAGAAACGCATAGAGGCATGGAATCGAGCTCAATGGGCCAAGGCGAACAAGCAACGGATCCGGATCTCAGAGGCCCGAAAGAAGGTCGAGGAGCTGATCCTATTCAGCACCCCGGAAGAAGCGCTGGCGGCAGTCGAGGCCTTCGAACGCCTCAAGGTAGAATAGCTACTCACCAACTAGGTTCAGACAATGGAAACTGACAACGACTGGACTGAAGGTCTGGCGATGGATATCGAAGCGCCTCACTGCACGCTGTGCGATGACTGGCATACCGGCCCTTGCAGGGACGAAGCCGCCAAGTGCGAGTGCGGTCGCCCGAAAGATGCCGACAGGTCGTATTGCACCACCTGCGATCCGCCGTGCGAATGCGATGACGTCAGTATTTCCAATTGCCCTCGACACGGATAAAACGAACGTAACTCAAGTTCGAACACGCCATGAAGATCGTTCACAAGGCCACGTACGACGTCGAGCGCATGACGGTGAAGGAATATCTTGCCGACCATCAGTACCGAAAGTTCATGATGGCCAAGGATGACATCCCATCCTATTGGGCGCAGAACATTGCGTGGCTGGAGTCGCTGAAGCCGACACGAAAGCTCTATGTGGTCAACGACGTTACGGAGACTACTGAGGTGATTCGATCATGACAAACGAGCAGCTATCAGGACTTCCTTGGCAATACGAGGACATCCGACTTGAGTGGGATATGACGCTGCTCAGGCTTTCGGATCGCGGTACGCATGAGACAGTATTGCTCACTGTAGATGAAGCTCGCGCGTTGCGTGACTGGCTCAACAAGCATCTACCACGCGAATCCGAACCGCAAACAGCTAAGGCAATGGAAGATGCTGTTGCATCTATTCGCGGTATTGGATTTATGAAGGTGACGCCGGAGGGCATACAGCATATCCCCCAAGCCGAGGTCTATCGGCCGGTGGACGAACCGCAAACAACTAAGGCACGGAAGTGCCATGCCAATATGTACTCGGACCCTCCGCAGGATTGCGACGCCCCATTCTGCGGCTGTGATCCAGCGTGGAGCACGGCTATCGAGATGCTTCAAGAGTGCGGCTGGGAATCGCCGGAGAGCTTGAGGGCCATGGGGCTGGAGCGCACGAAGGACGGCTGGAAATCAGCTCAGGCGTCTCCCAAGCCTCAGATACGAAAGGCCTGCCTGCCGTGTATTGATCAAGTGCCGGTCGTCAAATTCCATATCGACAGTCATGGCGCACGCCGGTGTCTCGACGATGAACCATGGCGCGACCTGACACCCGAAGAGGAAATTGCCCTCGCGCCCATGCTCACTCCGAGTCGAGATTCAGCTCGTGGAGGAAATGAGGAATGAGCCTTGAACCAATCGAGTCGATCCATGTTGATGGGGAAGACGCGGCCCGATGGCGGGCTATCTGGCGCGGGTTGTCCGCATCCGCGCGGGATACGTTGAGATGCCTCTGCATCAAAGGTCCGACATGGGACGGCGATGTACCGAGCAAAAGCGGACGTGATGAGCTACTGGAGAAGAAGCTGGCCGCGAAGATCTGTTTGGCCAATTGCGAACAGGGTTATCAGGCGGCAACCTATCTCGGCTCGCATGTGTTCAAGTGCGGTCAAGCGCTGAAAAGCGCAGCATAGCTTCTTGTAAGAAGGGAGTAACTCGATGACGCCTGAATGGGTTCGCTGCATCGCGCATACGCATGCCGATCTGCCCAACAAAAGCTGGTGCGGGAAGGACCTGCAGCGCCACGACAAGGCGTTCCTGAACATCGACCACGCGGCCTATGCTGCGCGTGCGGAAGATCGGCTGGTGGCCTGTGCGGAATGCGTCGAGGCAGTTTGCCAAGCGCTCATGCCGGGACTACCGAAATAAATTCGGTAGATCGTTTTTTGCACTGATCACGATTGACCAGCTTGGCGCGATGTTCGGCCGTGAGATCACGGCCATAGTGAGCGGTGAGCCGAAGGTATTCTTCACCGTCGATCAGGCCAAAGCACGCTTTCCACTCTGGGGTGGATTCAATCCAATCGGCTGGTAACTCATCCATGGGACCTCCGACTTCTGTCGCGACTGTATCCCCGCCGCGATGCGTCAAGCAAGGCTCAGCGGTAGTGCTCGAGGAACTCCACGATAATCACCAGCAGCACCGCCGGCCATAGAGGAACCTTGCCGGTACCGCCGTGAATCAGGGTGATGATGAGCGCGGCGAGTAGTAGGACGAGAATGAGGGTGAACATCATTCCACCTGCGGTTTGACCTGCGCTATTAACGCGTCGAGCCTGTCACTGTTCCGCTCGCATTCGCCGATGGCGGCAGCAACTTCCGTTTCAAGGCTCGGCCCGCTTGCCGCTCCGCTGGCTCCAGAAGCTCCGGGCTGATTCGGGGCTTTGGGCACTGAATGACCTGCGGCGGCGATAGGACGGGCAGCGTTGAGCAACCGGCGAGCGAAAGCCAGATCAGACTCGCTGCTATCAGCGCGTTTCTTGAGGTCATCGATGATCCCCTGATTTCGAATATCTGTGGAGTGCGCTGAATCGATCTGCGCTTGCAATGCTTCCCGGGCGGCCTTCTCCGCCGCTGCCGCTTGGTCGGCTACACGGGCCTGATAGGAAGCCATAGCGGCCTTCTGGCGGTTCAGGGCGATGGTGTCGAAGCCGTGGGTGGTATAGCCGCCGATCGCCGCTCCCAACGCTCCTGCGAGCAGGTAAGGCCATGTGCTTTTGAGCAGCAATAGTAGGGCGGTCATTTGCCCACTACGTTTGCGACATGCTGATGGCGCCAGTAGGACAGAAGAAAGCACAGCAGCGCCGCCCCGGACACGAGCTTAGTGGCCCAGTGATCGCCTACGAAGTCCACCAGCGGTTGTTTCACCAAACTCAGGTCAAAGACCTGCACGCCAGCCAGAAAGCCGCCCACGGCCGTTGTAATGCGGCCTGCTTTGTTTTTGATCCATTGCCAGACTGCGTTCATACCCTCTCCTGCCACTCCCCCGTTGCTAGCATTCGCATCTGTCGGGCAGCCCGACGTTGCGTCTGGACCCGCGCCCAGTCGCTATCCAGACCCTGCTCGGCCGCTTTGGCGTAGTCCCGGGCTTCCAAGGCGGCCACGAAGTTGGGCCAGTGCAGCGGCTTTGTGCCGAGCTGGAAGGCCATGGAGATGAGGACGGCCTGGCGCACCTCGTTGAGCTCGGCAAAGTGAGGGAAGCGTGCGGCCGCGGATCGGGCATTCGCAGAGTCGTGCTCGAACTGCGCATCGATCGCAGCATCACATAGTCCGGCTCCCAGCTGGCTCTTATCGACCAGGCACCCAATACCGATGGTGAAATATCCTTGGGAATCGCGGTAGACACAAGGATCGCGACCTTCTTCAGAAGCAATCAGCTTTTCAGCGAGACTGCTCATGACGCTCCAATGTTGCGATCCTCATCTCATGCTGCATGCACAGGTTCGCGGTTTGATGCACGTTGCCCCGCAATCCGCTCTCGTGAGTGCCAATGTCCTGTTTCATCCGTTCCACATCCGCATCGATCCGGGCCACCGTGGCGGAGTTATGGGTACATGTCACGACGTGCGCCCACAATTTGGTTGCCAGGAATCCAGTCACTGCAATCTGGATGGTGACGAGGATTCCCAATGCCCATAACAGTGTCTCCATCGCTCATTCGTAGAGGCTTTCCACCAGATCCAGAAGCCAGTCCCGATCAGCCGTGGTCCATACTTGTCTGGCCAAGACCGAGCACAATTGCTGCATGGAGCCTGACTTGTCACTCAGCAACGATTCCGTCACCCCGGGAGCCGCGATGAGCTTGCGCATCTGCGCATCAAACTCGTTCAGTTGCACCGGGTTCGTGGGAACCTTGTCGAACTGAAGAATCGCGGACCTTCTGGCCCAACACAGTAAACCGCCAATGTTCGCTGCTCCTTATTTCGGCACATGCCTGTTAGGTTTATCCTTGAAACCGTATTCGAGATTGCCTTCCGGACCAGCCCATTGATCGCCCGGTTGCATGATCCCTTCTCTCAACATCAGAGCATCGTTGCTCATGATATGCACAGCCATCCTCGCCTGATCACTTTTGACCTGCGCAAAAAGAATCATCAGGATGATGGATGTGGCAACGCTGATGCCGGCCAATATAGAGGTGAACATCAGCCAGGGAATCAGCTTGATATTACCTTCCTGGAAGGACGCATTGGCCACGTTTGCACGACCGGTCGCAGTGATCAAGGGAATCCCTCCATGGGACTGCTCCCAGATGGTCTTGCGTGCTTCGTTGACCAATTCCGCATCCTTCCTGTATTGAGCGGCGCCGAATTCATCGTCCTGCGATTCCCGAGCCTGTTGGTGCAACCGATCGCCGAAGTCCAGTAACCGTTCGAGTAGATCTTGGATTCGATCGCATAACCGTTTTAGCTTGTCCATCATGCCTCATAACATCAATGTTTGGCTCGATGGCCCTGCAACTTAGGAACTGGGATGGCGAGAGCCTCTTCAGCTCCCTTCTGCACGCTCGTCTGAAACTTTGTCACGCCTTGCGCCCATAGACTTACCGCGTTCAGGGTTCCTTCGGTTCTCGCTTGCGATTCCTTTACCTGCAACAGTTCATCGTGAATGAGCTTCACTTCGTTCTGCAGCGCCTGGAAATCCTTGGCCTGCATCTCTTTGTCAGCCTGTTTGTGGCCTACTGCGACACTGGCCGTCACCAATGCAGCCATAGCCCAGGAAGCAAAATGGAGCAGTCCTTTCCAATGCTCCCGAGCGCCATTTATAGCCTTGGTGCGGATCGTTTCGTCCGTCATGCGACGATCCAGCCGCGGGATTTCAATATCACCAGAATCTCAGCCACCGTCTGGGAGGTCTGCAGCAACGTGGCAGTAGCTCCCGGGAAATTATTGACGATGCTATTACCCGTGGGGGTTCCAAAGCCGGATGTAACAGCGGTACCCGTATCGAACCCGATTCCATTCATGTTCGTAATGGTCCAGGCGCTGGAGCTTCCCTGGATGAAACAGGTCGCCGATACGGTACCAATCGTCAACAACATGGGACCTGTCTGAAGCACACTGGAGCCCTGAAGAGTCCCCGGGATCGACAATCCTTTGGAGGTCAATTCACTGATATGAGAGATACGCAGTCCATCAAAGGTAGTTTTGTTGTCAATGGCCGCAAAAGCACGAGTCGTCGTGATCATGCGGCAATTTTCAATGGCCCATCCCGTAGGGGTTTGGGTGCTGGCCGAGGTGCTAAACAACACTCCATAATCCACTGGCTGCGTGTTATTTTCGGCAACCAGTCCTATCACGACACCCATACTCGATGGAGCATTTGTCTGATCGATATAAATCAGTGATCTGCCCTTAACGGTCCCCGAAGCACAACTCATCCAGCCACCAAAGCAATGAAAGTTGTCTGACTGCTCCAGTCGCACACAATCGGATGTAGTTGTCCCAGCGCGATTCAGCAATGCAGGGGCAATGAGATCATGAACGATGCAAGAGACTGTGCCCGATGCAATACGGCCTGGCACGATACTAGTGAGTGCATTGATGTTGTTGGCTGTGTAGGTAATGACCGAGGTCCCCGCAGCGGTGTTGTAATTCGCGCAGTATGGGGAATCGATAACTGAGTTTTCCGACCCGTAGTTGTAGATGCAGGCCACCCCGAAATACCCCACGATCCGCGGGCGAACGATACGATTGATGAGTGAGCTTTTAGTGGAATTGCGTGCGAGCAATATCCCGGTCGAGGGGAATGTCGTAGCAGGAACCGGAGTACGGATACATACATCCATGAATTGGATGGTGTCATTGCCGGTGGCATCAAAGACAGCCACGCCTGAATGATTGGGAAGCACCCCAATGCCAGAATTGTGGCCTGTGGCCGTACATCTGACAGTGATGGGAGGCACTCCGCCTGCAGCGTTGGTACCGCAATCAATCACCGAATTCAGTAAATACGGTCCCTTGCCGTAGACCAACTCCCCGCCGCGTAGCATCAGGACATTGATGGCATTTTGAAACGCCAGCGACATATCCGTCACGCCGGGGTTGGTATTGGCTGCGTATCGTTCCGGATATCCGACCGGATAGGCTTTGTTAACGGGCGTAATGCCGAGGGTGGTTTCTTCAGCCACGACCGGATGTGTGAGCGAGCCCAACTGATCCCCGGACAACAAGGAAATGATGTCATCGCCGGTCAGATAGGGGGCCCGGTAGAAATCCTGATCCCAATAGACCGTGGTTCCGGTGGAATCTGTCAAAACGAAGTGATAAGCACCCGGCTCCAGGCGTACAGTAGCTGCTCCCGTGACATCCAATTGAACGGGGTTCGAATTGGGAACGATACCCGAAGGATCGGCGAAGGTCGGTTTCGGGTTCGTCGTTCCGGCTTCGTAGGTATAGAGCAGTCCGTTGGGGACGCTCTGTCCATTGAAAACCGGCGCGAAAGTCGGTGAATACAAGAAAGGTGCAGTCATTTAGGTTTCCATGGATCTGCCAAATGCATTGATCATTGGTCTACGTCCCTTGGTCGGGATGCTCATCATGGTGTTGGTAGTTACACCGCTTGCGAAGGCAATCGGCTGGTTCATCCCCGAAGGACGATTGAAGCGCTTGTTATTCCGTCAGATAGGGGACCAGCGTCGCCGTGGCCCCAGGCAACCCGCCCAAATAGGGCTGGATCGCTTGACCGATTGGAAGCGGCGGAGCGGTGGCAATTCGAGCTCCAGCGGCCCCCCGCACTAATGCCTGGCCCATCGGGCTCATGTAGGCATGGGATGCGATACTGCGTGGAATACCTGTGGCAATGGATAACGGACTCCATGAACGAGTCGCCGTCCCGGAATTGCCTACGACAGGCTTATAGGCCTGTCCAAACCGGGCCGCGGTATAGAGATCCGATTGATTGCCGCCCATCAGAAACCCAGGCCGATCGGTTTGCTGCAGGTAGTTCGCCAATGAAACCGGATTCACATCCCCTGTCGAGGGATTGATATTCCCCACTCGATTGGTCAATTGGCGCAATGCACGATACTGACGCAGTGCATCCCCATAAGTCTGGGCTTCTGCACCCGATAGATTCGATTGGATCAAATCATCGACGTGGCCTTGAACATCAAACAGCGCTTGCCCTAGCTGCCGATCCCCGGCAGCACTCGTCATCTGGTTTCCGGCTGCGCGGCCCAAATTGCTGCGGATGGCCCCCAACTGCTCCATGTTAATAGAGCCTGAGCCGGTCATATCCTGCAGTCGCTGCACCAACGGATTATCGCGGATGGATTGCGTGTTTCCCGCAAAAGTACCCAGGTAGTCCTGGTCGATCTGGTCCAGTACGCTCTGGGTGGCGGTGGGATTGGTTACCAGAATGCGGTTGGGATCGCGAACGGAGTCAAAAACCTGCCCCAGGCGGTCAGACGCGTTCTGCAAAACGGTCGAATCCACGACATCCCCGCCTTCACCGATCGCTCGAGCGGCTGCGGTTCCCGTGGCGCGACGGTTGGCTTCCGCCATGGCATTGAAAGGACCTGAGCTCCAGGGATTGCTGGCCATGGCCGCCTCGGCCTGCTGCAGCGACTGATTGCCGGTGACCTGACCTGGGGTGCGCCGTAACCCCATCTGCTCACCAGCCTCTCCGATCTGTTGTTGGGCGGGCGTCAGCGGATTGGCCGTATCTCGCGCCGTGAGCCAATTACCCACACGATTGGCAATAAACTGGCCGGCCATGCCCATCGCAGCGCCGGCACCCGTATTCACCGCTCGCGATTCACCTTCCACCGTGGGCTGGGTTGCTCCATACAGACCGCCAATGATTCCAGCGCCCACATAGGTATTAGCCCCGGGAATGGCTGACAGAGGCACTGCTGACAATCCACCCGCGACTACCTGGCCCAGTTGGCCGCCAGGAGCTTGACTCAGAGGCGCATCCAACGCCCGCTTATCCGCCGCATCCTGTTTACTGGCGTTCCCCAGGATCTGCTTGATACCCAGCCATCTATCAGTGAAGAACTTTCCGGCTGCGGGCAATGCATTGGTGAGCATGGTCCCAATTTCATTGTCTATCGGGTGTGCAGAACTGGGATCAGTTTGCGCGACAGGACTCAAACCCCTGCGGGCCAGGTAGGAACCCGTTGGCACCAGTTGCCCGCCAGGCCCCACATCAAAACTGCGGCCACTGCCAAAGGTTTGTGCAGGAGAGCCTGAAAGCAGGTTCAGACCTTCTGTGGACACTTTCGACAAGTCCCCTGACTGGAGCGCTTCCAGATCAGGTGTTGAAAGCTTGGATAAATCCATCATCGACCCTTGCGGCGTGCTAACTCTGCTTTGATGTCTTCGAGACTCGGTAAGCCTTTGGCACTCTCAGAATTCGCTTGGCTCGAGAAGTGTTTCAAATCAGCGCCCAAAGTATTGGCATACATCGGGTTATAGACTGCCGATCCCGCCTGTGAGAGCAAACCCTTATAGAACCCTTCCCGGTTCGCATTCACTTGGGCCTGTGCTTCTTTATTCTTCACATCAATAGGCAGCATGGACTCGACGTTTTGGCGAATCTGCGCGGTCGTGAGTCGAGCTCCCGATTGATCGTGTCCGGCAGCCTGCAACATCGGCATCATGGCCGCGATATAGGTTTGCTCCTTATCGCTCAATCCATGCCGGGCGAGCTCCTGACTGATCATCTGCGGTGCCAGTGACCCTAGGACGTGGTGCAACAGACCGGAGCTACTTTCATCGGTCGCCATGTTGATGGCGATGGCACGGGCTTTCGGCGATAGTTCAAACCCCTGTTGCTCCATTTTCTGCATGGTCGCAAGACCCGAGCGCATCTCAGAGCCGAACATGGCCGCTTTGAGCTCGGCATCCGAGGGCGGCTTATAGCCGGTGTTGTAACCCGGTGCCTGTGCCGGCCCCCCTTTGCCAGGAGCGCCGATGCCGACCGCTCCACCGGTGGGACCGACGCCTTGCATACCATAGCCCCCGGTCTGTACGGGGACCTTGGTCGTGGTCTGTGTTGCGGGGTCGTACTTGTCCACCAAAGAGAATGTGGGGGTCTGACGCTCGACGAGATCGCCTTCCTTCTTTCCGGTGAGAGGATTGATCTGGCCCACTTCGCCTTGGCCTAGATTCTGATTCTGTAACTGAACCGGCATGGGCTTCGCGGGCAATCCGGCTATCCCTGCGATCTGGTTATAGCCGAAAGTCGCCACACGGCGAGCATTCGCAGGAGTGAGATCCTTGAACGGATCGAGACCCAGCTTGGGAGCCAATGCCATCCATTGCTGCTGTAGGGAGGGGTTGTTCCGGATGATCTGATCTGCATTGGGATCTGACATGACCGATTCCGCCAGATTCAGCGGTCCCTGTGCCTGGAGTTGCATCTGGGTTTTCTGGTAGTTCTGGACCCCTTCGGCCGTCTTCAAGAGATCATCGCCTCGCAGCAGTGCCAACGCACCCAAGGTCGAAGGTGTAAATCCCATGACGCCCCCTGAGGGAGTCGATACCGCCCCTTGAGGACCGTTCTGGATGCCACCCGTAGGCGCTGAATTGGACTGCGCTCCGGCTGCCGGAGAGCCTTGAGTCGGACCTCCCAGATACCCCTGGCTCTGCAATGACTGTCGCGCAACATCCTGATACATCTGCTGGTTACCCAGCATCAGCCGCAATTGATCCAGGCGCAATCCGCCTTCGGTCAATCCCTGCTGTTGGGCGGCCAGTTGATTCTGCTGAGACTGGATTTCCCCGGGCGCCAATCGGCCCCGAACATAGGAACCCAACAGATCCGGATATTGGAAGTCAGCCATTTAAGTGAGTCCCGTGAGCGACTGGTAATTCCACGGACTGGTCTGCGAATTCATGTTGTAACCACCCGGCAGACCCACCGACGGCGATGAGAAATCCGGTGAACCATACGACACAGGAGTCGCACTGGGAGTGGATCGGCTCATGCCATAGAGTCCTACGCCCTGACTCAATCCCGATGAGATGGCGTTGAAGGTGTTGATATCGCCCTGCGCGGCAGCATTGCCAGCATAGATCTGGGCGCTGGAGATCTGATTCGCAGCCCCCGCTCCCGCCGCTGCGGTCGATTGCGTGGCCCCTTCTCCGCGGTTGGCCATCTCCTGCAATCCGCCGACATACTGGCCCATATAGTTTTGAGCCAATCCTTGGCCATATTGAGTCAATGCCTTGCCTGTCGCCCCCGAGTTGAGCAATCCACGGGCCGCTTGGGATCGGTCGATTGCCTGCGTTCCCTGGCTCAACTGGAACTGATAGCCAGGCAACTGAGAGATCGTCTTGCCGATATCTACTGAAGAATAGCCCGGCAATCCATAGATTCCGCCCAACTGATTGGTGGCTGCCACACCCGCATCATGGAAGGGCTGCTGAGCCGCCTGGGTGGAGGCAAACTGGTCCCGCTGAGTTTGGGCTGCTCGATTGGCGGCGTTTTCCTGGGATCGAGATGCTTGGCCAGCTTCGATCGCACCAGCTGCGGTGGTGGCCAATCCAACTGCCGCAACGGCTGCTACGACGCACATAGTCTTTTCTCCATAACCACATCATCGCCCACATACCCACGGGTTTTGAGCACCTCGTGGATCGGGCCGTTGGGATGCACGGGCCAACTGATCACCTGAACCCCTTTGGACACCATTTCTTTCTCAAACCGCTCCGCCACCACCGGTCCATACACTCGATACGAAGGCTCGATATAGACCGAATCGACCACAGCACACTGAATGTGTTTGTGATGCAACGCTTTGTGAATGAATCCGGTGAGATACCCTACCAACTTCCCTTGCGTACGAAGCGTGACAAGAGTCAACAGTTCTAGCCGTGCCAATCTTGCATACGTATCCAAGTCAGGCTCAATCTGGAAATCCCGATCACCGTAAAATGCACAGGACTCCGCTTTGAATTCGGTGCTTTCTTCCCAACACTTCTGCGCCAGGGGGAGGATTTCAGCAAATAATTCAGGGGAATACGGTTCCAGCTCAATCTTCAAGGTCATTCAATGCATCCTGAATCGCCTGATAGCGGTCGAGATATTCCTGCACATCCGCCATCAGCGCGGCTTTCTCATCGGCGATAGTGGTCACACCGGAGACCAACGCGGCGGTGTTGATGGTGCGGCGTTTGGTCACCTGTGGAACTCCTTCCACCGATCCTTCCAGCACGATCCACTTGGTATCGTCGTGATCGTTTCCAATCAGTATGCGCTTGACCGTGATCACCTCAACACCCCGCCTGCTCCGCCTCCGCCGCCCCCGCCGCCTCCCGTGCTGGGCGTGGAGACGCGTGTCGCAGAGCCTCCAGAAGTGTAGGCACTGTAGAGGTGGCCATCGACGGCAATCGAGAAATGAGTGCTATCGGTGACTGTAATGGTCTGAGTCGTCCCATTCAGATTCGTGCCAAAGTCCCCGGGTAGTGAAGCAAACGTCACCTGATCGTTGGTATTCCAACCATGGGCAACCCCGGTGGTGAATACAATGGGATTAGCCGCAGTCGCCCCGGTGATCGTATTGGTTGTAGCTGACAACGGCGTTGTGATACTCCCCACGTAGTAGTTGCCATTGTCCGCCGTGACGGTCTGCGGATTGGTCGTTGCAAGATAAGTCACCGCCCCGCCGGCATAATCGGGATCGCTCGCATAAACGTAATACTGGGTGTTGGTATTCAGTCCCGCAATGGAGCCAGCCGAGTACGACACCTGTCCATAGCCATACTGAACGGTGTGAGCGCCGATGGAGATGGTGGCGGTCGAAGCATTCGCCGTCGCTGATAACGGCAGAATGTTCTGAATCGACAGCTTGTTGCCGGCAGATACTTGCGGCAGAAAACGCTGATCGGAGGCAGTGCCTTTGTCGCTGATCTTCTGCACCAAGGTCGGAACCCCAACCGTGCGGCCATCGGGTCTTGCCTGACTCTTGAGAGTCACTCCCCCGGTGGCACTATTGGCCACCAATCCATCACTGAAATCGTTGTTGGGATAGCGCACGTCCAACCGGGAGAAGACATCCCGATACAGGATGCTCATAGCCTGGGAGAGTTGTTGGCCATCTACAGGACCGCCTGAGAAGCGCGGCGGCGACACTTTCATCATGTCGGTCATCCGAGCACCTCGCCGTCTACATTGGCGCCAATCCAAGCGACCTTGTTAGGTGTCGTCGTCGATACTTGCAAAACAGACTGCCGGCCCATTCCCAGACGTCTCCAGACCGCTCTGACGAGTCTGTGACCCTTATGGCCCAAATTCTGGAACCGTTTGTAGCCGAATGAGCGACCGCCATCGTGAGAGACCCGCAGACAGACTTGCTCAGTCACATCCTGCACGATCTGTGATCCGTCCCCCATTTCCGCTACCAACTCGACCCGGTCAACACGGACTTTGTTGCGCTCGGCATCCGGAATGGGCCAGGCACGCTCTCGATAGATCGCAGCTCCATCATCCGTGTAGGTATTCAGATCCATTGCATACAGTTTGCCGTTTTGCCAATCACCCACAACGTGCTGGTCATTGAAGAAGGCGTAGGCGTTGGATCGATGACGATGCAAAACTCCCAGTGGATCTCGCCACCCCCGGCGATGCCATAGCTTGGTGCTGCAGTCATATACCCACGTTTGATCCGCGGTCGGAAAGGTCAGCACGTAGAACGCATGCCCCTCCTGCTGGTAGGCGTATCCAATCGCATCATCGATCCGGATCTGCTCCAGCTCGTGTTCGAGCGCATGGGTGGAAATGCGCATCGGTTTATAGGCATTGGTACGAATGACGGTCGCGTTTCCCGCTCGATCCGCAGTCAGCCAGAATATAGAATCATCGATGCGAGCAATGCTGAATCGGGCCGCACAACCGGTCTCCAACATGCCGCCCGGAACGCGCTCGAACGGAAAGAGTGCGTTCCCCGTATCCGACCAGATCTCCGTTGAGGTATTGCACAACAGCCACACTTCGCGATGGTCGGAAACCAATGCGACGAGTCCATCTGGCACACCTTCCGCAGTGGCGATATCCAACGGATCAATCGCGGACACATCATTGAGCGCGGTAATGCCAAACCGATCATCGGTATCGGTGAACAACACATAGCCGTCTTGGCAGGTCACGATGGAATCGACCGGTGCATCGGGATCGGATACGGTCTGCAAAAAGCCCGTCAACGTACAAAAATGCCAACCGTCCCGGTGAGAAAAGAGCACCTGTTCACCATTGTCGGTAATGGAGACGGGCCCTGAGCTATTCGGGAGTGATCCGAGCAAAGTGACATGCAGCGTCGGATCGATCCGGTAGACGTTCTGCGCACTGACCGCATACAGATACCCCAGCACCGTCCGTAGACCCCGGACGGGACCTGAGATCAATTGGACCAGAGTCGTGAGTCCCGGAGTCCCCATGAGAACCCCGTCCTCTCCATTGCCGCTCTCGTTGATTTCGAGATAGAGATTGACGCAGGTTTGTGCGGCGAGCGGTAAGGATCGAACCGCGTAGAATCCGCCCAGGAAGTTGGTTTTCACGATACGCGCGTGGCTAGTTTGCTACCCCGAGAGGCTCGGCGGCGCTCATACTCGTTCACTGATTGAGCCAGACTCAAATACCGCTGCGTCCATAGAGGCAGTCGGGACTGCTCACCGATGTAGGGCGCTGATTCGGCCAATGATCCGTAAAAAAATAGATCAGAATGACGGGTAAAGAACGCATTCAACCCGGTGGAGATATCGGCTAAGCGCTTGTAGTAGCGACCCAGAATCTGCGTTCCATCCCCGACAGGTGGATAAAACAGCATGCTATCGCCCTGGAGGGTGTAGCGAACCGCATGGGAGCCTGAATTGCCTCGCTGAATCAGCGTCTGTAAGACTTCATACGGGGCGTAGGTGAGGGAGGGAAAGGAAGGCGAATAGACGTTCTTGAGCTCAATGCAATCGGTGGGAAGGCCCGCGACATTGCCGGTCGTGGACAGCGAGAGGGCGGCATCTTGGGTACTGGAACGCACGTCCTTGTAAATACGCTGCTCTCCCGAGGCAATGATGAGATCCAATACAGCAGCCGAGATGCTCGATTGCGAGATATCATCGCCGTCGATGGCGATCAGGAGCTTGGTGCGGAAATCAGCGTAATTCGCGAAGTTCACCGACTCGATCCTCCGCGCGTTGAACCATGACCGATGGTGATTCCCCGGCGCATTCCAATGCCCTCACCAAGCTCGAATGCCATTTCCACGACCCTGAAATATCGGCATAGTATTTGATCCCGGGAATACCCAGCGTGTAGTGATAGAGACTCGGCGACTCGGGCGGGTACTCTCCCACCAGATGGTTCCACCACGCAGGAAGCTCACCCAACTGCTCATCTTTCAGCCATTCGAACCGATGCAGAAACGAGGGTTTCGCCTCTTGCACGTATTCGGGCATCAAACAGCGATTGGCGAAGTGAGCGCAGTTCCACAGAATGACTGAGGACCAGTTTTTTCTCGGATAGTGCTCATTGACGCTTTCCATCGTGGAACCGATGTACTTTCTGGCATGGCGGGTTTGATAGTCGTGTTTGACCACTACCGCAGCTTTGTCGAAGTGCTCCCGCTGTAGTTCGAGCATCTGCGCGATATTGCAATCCACCACCATGTCACCATCGATATAGAGCGCCCACCCCACGAAGTTGTTGAGATAGGGAATCAGATAGCGCGAATAGGTGAAGGCATTTGAACCCGACCGATCAAATCCCGACAGCATCCCCTTCGCCAGAGGATGAAAAGACACCGGAATCGAGGCTCGTTCAATGATCGACTGACAGCAAACGTGATAGGCCACGGCTTCGCGCTGGTCGAAGCCGATGAAAATTTTCATACGAACAGATCACCGTCCGTCGATTCGATTCTGCTTGGGGTTGTACCGATCACAAAGAACCCATCGGCATAGGTCGTTTGCACGGTTTGGATGTCCCACCGATCCAGAAACTTAGGCAACCACCACTTCATGGGTTCCTGAATCAGATGGGCATTGCGACCATCTGACAGGGTTTTCATCGCAGGCCCCGTACTCACGCTCAGAAATACGATTCCTTCCGAGAGGCGCGCGAGATCATCCAGCACCGCTTCCAGCTTATCGGGTTCGATATGCTCCAGTACATCGATACAGGCCACCATCTGAGCAGGGGCGGGTGGTTTGGAGAACCGCAGAACCCCCGGGTCATACGCCTGATAGGTCAGTTTGCGCTTGACCTTGAGATGTTTAGCGAGATTGGTCTGCGCTCCGCATCCATAGTCCAGTAAGTGGGTAACCTCCATGCGCTCAATGATGCTCGAGACAATCTCGGCATAGGCGATGGAAGCGGTACCATAGTTGCCGCTCTCATGCAGCTTCTGTTGTTCGGCTGCGTAATCCGATGAGATCAGCGACGAGTCGAGTTGCGCGTTCAATCTCTTTGCTCCAGCCAGTCTTTTCCTGCCGTATCACCGTCATCGACCGATACCAGGGGATCGAATCTCCAGTGAGCCCATAGCGCCAGGTCGTAGCCGTAGGAAGTAATACAAACACAGGGATTCCCAAGGCTCCGGCGGTATGCCCGATGGCCGTTTGGATACACACCACGGCATCACAGGCCGCAGTGAGAGCAGCGGTGTCATCGTAATCGTCTGTGAGTGTCGCCCAGGGATACTGAATGAGGTCAATGTCCGGATGCTGGGATTTGAAGGTTTCAATCTCATCACTCGCATCCTTGTATTGCAGGGATACGAAGTGAGCATCCAAAGACAACAGCGGCAACAGCTCGGAGAGTGAGATGCGACGATTGCGGCTGTTGTTATGAGGAACTCCACCGGACCAGGCAATCCCGATCACCGGTTTACCCTTCTCGGCGAAAAGCTTCTTCCACTGCGCGGTTCTGACGGGGCACGGAGTCAAATAGGCCGTACCCGGGAAATCCGAGTCTTCCAGTCGAAAGAATTCACCGATTTGGCCTAAAGGTAATGAGGCATCAATGTGCCGATCTTCCCTCGCCCACTTCTGCTCTCTTACCCGAGTGCCGTAAATACGCGCCTGCGGGAAGGACCGTTTGAAGAGATTCGCCAACCGCCCATCGCAATCCACAATCAGCTTGCGACAGATCTGAGCGGCATCGGGGATCATGGAGGCGAAAGAGATTTCGTCTCCCAATCCCTGATCAGCATAGAGCACTACGTTCTTTCCGGGCGAGCCGTCCCACTCGGGCTCATTCTTGTAGACCACCCGTTTGCGCCACGAACATCCAATGGTGCCGTGATAGCCCGCCCAGCCCGACCAGTCCCGGACGGCAAGCTTGCAGAATCCCAGGTTGGTCAATGCGCTCTTGTTGGACGGATCGTGGTCGAGGATCTTCTGCACATAGTGTCGAGCAGAGTCGAATCGGCCGTTATCGATGTAGAGAGCCGAGAGATTGATCCAGAGCGCCGTTTTCTCATGCTGCTCGTGCGCATTCTTCAATCCTCGCTTGTAAGCCGTTTCAGCCTCATCAACCAATCCCATCCTTGCAGCAACATGACCCATGATGGTCCATGGGGATGCGTGATTGGGCAGCAGTTGAGTGGCCGATCGGGCCAGATGATAGGACTGCGCGTAGGCTTCCATGTTGCGCAGAATCGATGACCCCACACACAGTGCTTTCACATCCAGCGGATTGTCGATCAGCAGTTTGCCAATGATCTTCCAGGCAATATCGTTCTTGCCCTGCTCGGTCAGATCAGCGGCAATGGCATACAGATCATCCAAGGTAGATATCCCTACCCTTGCCGTATTCCTTGCCCGTGGTGCATTTCAGGTGCGGGTAGTTGCGGTTGATTTCTTCGAACATCCGCTTCTGATGATCGGGATTGCCGATATCGATGCCCTTGGCGTGCATCTGAATCTGCACAATGGGCGGAATCTTGGCGTACAGCCACCAACCCTCATCGATGCCCTGTTTGTTCAGTCCCGCCTCATTACGGGCCCAGTTGGCAAAGTCCAGCACGGGCTGGACATCCGCGGTACGAACGACACTCATGGTCTGTTCGTGCTCGCACCAATGCAAATCAGTACGAATCCCGTAATCAGGGTCGTACTCGAAGAATTCGCTCATTTGCGCTTCTTGCGCTTGTCCGCTGCGACGTATTCCTGACCCACTTTCTTAGGTATCCCCAAGGTGGATTTGCCATGGGCTGCGGCCTCCATGGCTCGATGCTGTTTGGCTGTTTTACTAGGCATGTGAACTCCAAAAAGACAGGGGGCCGAAGCCCCCTGAAGTTGCTCGAGGTTACGTGAGCGCGACGATCTTGGCGGAAGCCTGCTGGTTGCGGCAGACCAGCGTGCCTTCCGTGATGATCTGGTACTTGGTACCGTCGCCGGTCTTGGCGAGCTGCCGAGCCGCCGGACGTCGCAGGAATGCGATGGCCCAGTAGTTCGGATCCAGACACAACACCACCGAGGTGCGCATGTAGCGATGCAGGACCACGGTATGCCGACCGAAGTCCGACACGTATACGTTAGCCGCCCCGATGATCGGCGCCTGAGTGGCGGCATCGACATCGACAAAGCGGGTCGCGATGGAGGTGAATCCATCGATGGCCGTTTTGTTATTCGCCCGACACAAAATGGTCGTGGGATTACCACCGTTGCTCCACGCCGCCTGCAACGCGAGGTTGAGGTTGGTGGAGGTCAATGTAGCCGTGGTGGTGCCGTCCGTAGGAGCCGTCGCACCCGGTACACCCGAAGTGACCGGAACCGTAGTGGCCGTATCGGCCGTGGTCGTGGACCGAACCGCGGTCGAGGCGGTGACAGTCGTATTGACCAGCGTATTGTTGTTGTATCCGGCCAGCCACATTTCCATGCCGGCCATGGAACGGCCTGTCGTGGCACCACCGGCTGAGGCCGGCTGGTTGGTGGTCAGGGTGAATTCCAGATCGCGCTTGAGCTCGCGCATTTTCACCATCGCACCACGAGCGACTTCCGAACCCCGGCCCGCACGCTTGGTGGCTTCCAGAGTGTCGGAGACGAGGAACGTTTTGGTCAGGATCTGGCAGTAATTGCCAAATCGGGACGGCGGGGTGAGGGAGGTGAAACTGGCATCGTCACCTTCCACTGCGATGTTGGAGCTGGCCGCGGCGAGCTGCTGTGCGAGCCATTCGTGGGTAGTGGCCGTGGCATCGATCTTGTCCAGATTCGATACCGCCCAGGTGTCTTCCGGGAACAGATCCCAGATGACATCTTCCAAGTCCTCACGGATACCGCCTCCGGATGAGACGCCATAGGTGAGGGTACTATTGGTCAGAACAGTCATGATTATCCTCTACCGAACATACCTTGCAGCCGATCCTCGATGAGGTTTGCTTTCTCTCCGGAGGTTTTGGCGCTTTTCATGGCTCGGTTGAATGCGAGTTTGTCTTTCACGGTCTGCGGCATGGGATTGGTCGAAGCACCGGGTTTCAGGACCTTTTGCGTCGGGTTCTGCTGTGTGGCATTGGCCTGCACAGCCCGAAACTGGGCCGCTTCCCAGAGGATCTGATACGAGCGCGGGTCCAGCAGCACGTTGTCGATTTCAGCCTCACTCAAGCCCCGAGTAGCGGCGTAGGAACGCACACTCTTGTCGGTCTCGTCGGTGAAGTTGGGAATCGCTTTGCTCGCGAGTTCACGCGCTTTGCTCTTGGCCTCTTTGAGCCGCGTTTGCACCTGGTTGTCGAACTGGGTGCGTTTCTCCGCAACAGCGGACTTCAGGGTTTCCCTACGTTCCTTGATCTGATCCAGTTCCAGTTTCTGCCGCAGGATCTGATCCGTCGTGAGTGAGGACCAATCCTGCTTGGAAGCCTGGGCTAGATAGGATTCGATCAGAGACATTTCGCGCAGCTCATTAGCGACCGAATCGTTGAAGGCTGCTTCAAAGGCCCGGCCCTTCGCCAATTCGTTGACCTGATCCAATGAGCGGCGTTGCTCGGCCAATTCCTGGGTTTTGCGGGTATAGTCCTCGTTCTTCATGAAAGCATCTTTCAGCTTCGTAGGAACTTGGAAGTGCTCACCCTGGTATTCCAGGTCAAAGAGGTCGGGTTCTGCCGCCTGAGTGGCGGCTGTTTCTTCAGCAGCCGCCTCGCTCATCTCGGCGAGTCCGCCAAACTTGCTGGCGATCTTGTCGGTAATCGACTGCTCGGGAGCTTGGTCGATTGTGTCTTGGTCCATGGGTTACCTGAAGTAGTTGCGGAAAGGGTTTTTCTTGGCCTGCTCTTGTTGAGCAGTCCGGAATTCCTGGAGCTTGCCGTCGTTGAGACAGGCTACAAAATGGGTCTTCACATCCTTGAGCAGCTTCAAGCAGCGTCTCAGGTCTTCGGCGGTCTCCACATCTTTTAATGAGCAACGCTCGATGCTAGAGAGAATCGCGGTGCGTACACCGGCAAAGGCTTCCTCGAAAGCGGGGTTTTCGAGTACGGCCTTGGCCTGCTCGGGTTTCATTGCATCCCCACGATACGGCCATGCTCGTCATGCACCGCTTTGTGTGAAGACAATACGGTTCCATCCTTATCCACCAGATCAATCCCTTCGATCTTGCCTTTCTTGTCCTTGCGTACCCGCTTTTGGGCGGATGCGAGTTTTCGAACATGATGAATCTGTTCGCCCACATCCTGTAGATGCCGGTGCATATCGGCCAGCGTGATACCAATACTTTTATCCTTGGCGTCCTGAACCGCTTTGGCCTGTTGAGTTTGCTTCTCGGCCTCGTTCTGTTTGGTGAGATTGGCATCGAGTCCAGCCAGGATCGCTTCGTGCGTAGCTTTCAATCCTTCCATGACCTTGCTGTGCTGATGGTCGATCGCCTGAGACATGATATGCATGCCGGCATTGGTATCGATCGCGTACTTCTCCAGCTGGGCTTTGCGTTCGGACTCGACCTCGCGCTGCATGATCTCCGCAGCCGTCGTTTTGATCTTGGTCTCGCTATCGATCTGCGCCTTGATGACGCCTTCCGGTGGGGGTGGTGGAGGCGCAGGTGGCAAGGTCGAAGGATCTGTCAGGAAGCGCTCTGGAGCGGCCATATCGGAGCACTTGAGCATCTCCATTGCAGTGGCGTAGAGATTCTCCGGTTTGGCAATGGGCAATCCGAGCTCAAGAGCCTGGATCTGCTGTTGCCAGATGGCATTCAACCGCGCCATCTGCATGTCTTTGTTACCGGCAGAGAATGCTACGGCGATTCGGAAGGCGGTGCGTTTCCTCCAGGAGCCTGGATCGATCTCCACCCACTTGCCTTTGAGCTGGACCATCTCCCGTTTGTGACCGAGTTTGCAGACCTGCTCGTGAATAATCGAAAACAGATCTTCAATGGCAAATGCGAGCACGCGGGCAATCTGCTCTACGCGCTGAGCGGCCATGGTGGCGAGAGTTTGAACGCCCGTCGCAGTCTTATTCAGGGAGTTCTGATCAATGCCGGTGAAATAGCGATTGGTTCCGGTGCGGTTTTCACGCACCTGGTCCATGTATTCCAGCCCTTCCATGGCCTGGGGGAATACAAAGGGCGCTTGTTCGTATCGAATGGCATCAATATCGTTCGCCCGAATCACCCCGCCCGGTTTGCTGATCAGCACATCATCGATATTGACCTTGGTCTCGTCCAACACTTTCTGCGGATTGTTGGACAGGTACAGGTTATCCAACCCTTCCCGCAAAATGGCGGTCTTGATCCGCTGGATGTCCATGGTCATATCGGCCATGGAGAATCCGACATGTCGATGGGGCAACGGGCAGGCCACACCCGATGCCACGGGAATGCGCGAGACTTCCTCCAGATACAGGATCTTCCGACCGACCCTCAGGACCTGCAGCAACTCTGCAATGCCATCCCCGTCGTAATCGACCCGGATCCAGATCTGTCGGGCCTTGACCCGACGCATGGATGGATCAGCGGGTTTATATCGCTCCAGCCGGCGTTCGCCGAACTGATCGCGGGCGTAATCCTCCTGGGTATAGATTTCAGGGTCATCGGCGACATCGGTAGGAATGTCGAAACCCTGTTCTCTCAATTCACTGAGAGTCGTTTCCTCCCAGTATTCGAAGTAGTTGCACCGATCATCCAACCGCCAGGAGAAGGCTCGTTGATCGACCTTCACCCGTTCCGGCGGTAATACCCGAATGCAAATGTCCTTCTGGTCACTGCTGCGACGGATTTGCACGTCATACAGCAACGCCGGCTTCATCATCGGCTGCCCATTGGCATCCAGAATTGGTTCGCCCTGAGGACCCACCACCGGCTCTGGCGGCAGGTCAGGCGCAGGTTTCTCCTGCACGTCGATCAGCTGGCATTGGGGGTCTTGCAGCAGGTAGGCAACCCCGATCTTGGTCTGATCGGTATATTTCTCGACCTCCACGGTGCGCTTGTTGTCGCGATAGACCAGGAAATAGGCATTCTTGGTCAAGAGAGCGTCGGTAGACCATTCCAGGAACAGATCGAACCAGCTGTGCTTGGTCTGCACCAGCCAGTTGAGATAAGCGCCCTCCTGCTCTGCCGGTGCCACATCCTGCTCATCCTCGGGCACCAGACTAACGACATCATCACCGTTGGCGAAGATTCGACACAGGGACGGCAGAATCCATTGCACGGTCTCAAATACCGTGCGATCGATCACATTCGACTGACCTTCGGGGGCAGGATCGATGTTCTTGCCCAGGTACATGTCGATTGCCAATGCTCTCTCGGCGGAGAGTTCGGCGGTGAGATTCGACAGATTCGAGCCATAGGAGCGGTTGTCCGCATCATCGATGGCATTGATCAGCGCGGCCTCGTCCATGGCCTTGGGCGCTTGCAGCGGGACGTCGGTCATTTGGCGAGTTTCAGCGTCTCACGGCGTGACAATTGCTTCTGCAGTTCAGCCACGATCTTTTCCAGTTCGAGTACACGCGCTTCGAGCGCCGAGACTTTGTTCAGTAGTTGAGCGCTCAAACGTAGTTCCTCTTGGGATAGGCAATGGTCTGCTTCTTGGCGATGCCGGTATCCGTCAGCTTGTCAGCCACCATGGCGAGGTATCGAAATGCATCCGCTCCGTGACTGAATTCATCGTGCATGGGGCCCGAGGGCTCGCCGGTGGTCACAGGAATGGTCCTGCGATAGCGCTTCAGGCATTCCCGCAGTCTCACGG